ACCAGGCGTACCCGATGCTTGAGGCGATCAAGGCGGAGCTGGAGTTCAACCCGCGCCTGGCGATGGATTACCCGGAGGCGGCTGGCGCCGGCCGGGTGTGGCAGGCAGGCACGATCATCACCCGCAACGATGCCAAGGTGCAGGTGGCGGGCAGCGGCAAGAAGCTGCGCGGCCTGCGCCACGGCCCTTACCGGCCCGACCTGGCGGTGCTGGATGATATTGAGAACGACGAGCAGGTGCGCAACCCGGACTAGCGCGACAAGCCGCAGAGCTGGCTGACCAAGACGGTGCTGCCGCTGGGCGGCGCCGGGGCGAAGTTCGACGTGGTGTATATCGGCACGATCCTGCACCACGACTCGGTGCTGTCGCGCACGCTGGCAAACCCCATGTGGCGCGCGGCGCGCTTCAAGGCGCTGCTGGCCTGGCCGGACCGCATGGACCTGTGGGAGCGCTGGGAGGAAGTGCTCCGAAACGATGGCGAGCCGAGCGCGGATCTGTTCTACGCGGCGCACCAGGCGGAGATGGTTGCCGGCAGCGTGTGCAGCTGGGCGGCGCGGCCGCTGCTCACGCTGATGAAAATCAGGGCGCGGGACGGGCATGATACATTCGACTCGGAATACCAGAACGACCCGGTGGCCGGCGACAACGCGCCCTTTGCCAAGGTCATCCAGTTCTGGGTGAATCGCCTGTCAGAGTGGGTTTTCTTCGGCGCCATCGACCCGTCGCTGGGCAAGGCCGGCGCCAGCCGCGACCCGTCGGCGCTGCTGGTGGGCGGCATGAACCGCAAGACGGGCGTGCTGGACGTGGTGGAGGCCGGCATCAAGAAGCGCCTACCCGACCGGATCATTGAAGACGCGATCGCTCTGCAGCGGCAATACAGGTGCCTGCTGTGGGCCGTGGAAACGGTGCAGTTCCAGGCCTTCCTTTATTCGGAGCTGGTGAAGCGTGCAGCGGCGGCGGGCATACCTTTTCCCGCCCGAGCGGTGCAGCCCATTGCCGACAAGCTGCTGCGCATCGAGAGCCTCCAGCCCCACATGGCCAACGGCCTGATCCGCCTGCACCCCAGCCAGACCACGCTGATCGACCAGCTCCGCCACTTCCCCAAAGCAGATCACGATGACGGCCCGGATGCGCTCCATATGCTGTGGATGATCGCAACCACCACGGCCAGCGCAACGGGCTTCAAGTCCATCGGCCGCGACAGCTCCCGGAGATACCTGTAATGCCCATCCTCGACCAATACGGCCAGCCCATCGACAAGGGCGTGCTGCGCGAGCCCCAATCCGCCCAGGTGGCGCACCTGGCTAACCGTTACCTCGACCACAGCATGGACGGGGCCACGCCGGAGGCGATCGCGCGGGCGCTGCGCGCCGCCGACGCGGGCGACCTGACCCAGCAGAGCGCGCTGTTTGCCACCATGGAAGACCGCAGCCCGCACCTACGCTGCGAGACGGGAAAGCGGGCCAACGCACTGCTGGGGCTGGACTGGGACATCGTGCCGCCGCGCGCTGCGAGCAAGGCCGAGGTGGCCGCGGCCGACTGGCTGAAAGAGGTGCTGACGGATGCCGTCGATCCCATTGAGGACTTGATCCTGCACATGCAGGAAGCGCCGGGGCATGGATTTTCGGCCGTCGAGTACGAATGGCGGCGCGAGGGCAACGAGTGGCTGCCCACCTTCCACATGCGGCCGCAGGGGTGGTTCCAGCTCAACGCCCAGCGCAGCGCCATCCATCTGCGCACCGGGCAAGATGCCTATGGCACGCCGCTGCAGCCCTTTGGTTGGCTGCTACACACCCACGGCAAGCCGAAGACCGGCTACATGGGCCGCCTGGGGCTGTACCGCTGCTGCGCCTGGCCATTCGTTTTCGGCAACTTCTCGATTGGCGACCTGGCGGAATTCCTGGAGACGTACGGGCTGCCGCTGATCATGGGCAAGTACTACAGCGGCGCCAATGACGACGAGCAGAAGAGCCTGATGCGCGCGGTGCGCGACCTGGGCCACGACGCTCGGGCGATCATGCCGAAGGACATGGAGATCGAGATTTCGAAGGTGGCCACCGGGGGCGATTCGAATCCGTACATGGCGATGGTGCAGTGGGCCGAGGGGGCGATCAGCAAGGCGATATTGGGGCAGGTGCTGAGCGCCGAGGCGCGTAGCACCGGCCTGGGGTCTGGCCTCGCCCAGGTGCACAACGAGGTGCGCACCGACATCCGCAACGCCGACGCGCGTCAGGTGGCCGGCACGATCACCCGCGATCTGCTGTACCCGCTGCTGCAGCTCAACCGCAGCGGCGCGGTAACGAGCCTGGCGCGCTGCCCGCGCATGGTGTTCGACACCGGCGAGGCGGAGGACATCAAGACGATGGCCGATAGCCTGCCGAAGCTGGTGGCGATGGGCATGCGCATTGACCTCGAGTGGGCCCACGAGAAGCTGCGCATTCCGGTGGCCGAAGAGGGCAAACCGGCGCTGGGCGACAAGCCGGCGGCGCCAACGCCTGCCGGCCCCGCCCCGGCGCCGGTGGCGGCCGCGTCGCGCGTGGTGGCTGCGGCCATCGAGCCGGTGCCGGAGATCGCCGACCAGGCAGCGGTGGATGCGGCACTCGCCGCGATCCCGCCGGAGGTGCTGCACGGCGCCATGGACACGCTGCTGGCGCCGGTGCTGTCCGCCATCGATGGCGCCGACAGTTACGAGGGGGCCATGGTGGCGCTCTCGACGCTGTACCCGCAGATGGACGCGGCGGCCCTGGAGCGGCTGCTCTCCCGTGCCATGTTCGCCGCCGAACTGTGGGGCGCCGCCCACGGCGACGCCTGAGCCGTGGCCACCCCCGCTAACCTCGCCCTGGCCATGGCGCTGCCCCACGAGCGCGCCATCGAGTACTTTCAGGCCAAGGGCCTGCGCGTCAGCAGCCGTGCCCTCGACCTGGTGCCCGAGGCCCACGCCCGGGCCTTTACCGTGGCCGGGGTGCTGAAGGCCGAGGCGCTGCAGGACATCCGCAGCGCGATGGAGCGAGCGATCGCCGATGGGCAGACCTTCGAGGAGTTCAAGCGCGGGCTGCGCGCCAAGCTGAAGACCCAGGGCTGGTGGGGTGTGCCGACCGACCCGGAGACGGGCGAGATCCTCCCCGGCCGGGCGATGACGCCCCACCGGCTACGCACCGTGTTCCAGACCAACACGCAAAGCGCCTACATGGCCGGCCGTTACAAGGCCCAGCTGGAGAACGCCGACCAACGACCCTACTGGCAGTATGTGGCGATCCTGGACAGTCGCACTCGGCCGCGCCACCGCAGCCTGAACGGCCGCATCTTCCGTTACGACGACCCGGCCTGGGGCGTGCTCTACCCGCCCAACGGTTACAACTGCCGCTGCCGCGTGAAGGCGCTTTCGGCCGATGAGTTCGCGGCCGAGGGCGGCGCGCTCTCACAGGGCGAAGGACGCATGGAGACGGTGGAGGCGGACCTTGGCCCGCGGGGCGGAAAAGTGACGGTGCGGGGCTACCGCGACCCAGCCACCCAGGACTTCTTCGGGCCTGACCCAGGCTTCGACTCCAACCCCGGCGCAGGCGCCTACGGGCTGGACGTGGCGCTGGCCCGCCGAGTGCAAGCCCTGCCCTCGCGCGAGATCCGCACCCAGGTCTGGCAGGCGCTCAACAACAGCCCGCTGCGGCTTGCCCAGTTTCGCACTGCCGCTGCCCAGGCGCTGGAGGGTACGGCGCGGGCCGGCCGGGTGCCCCAGGTTCTGGGATTTGTCGCAGAGTCTCTAAGTGCTGGCCGGGTGGTGACGATAGGCGACGCCGACCTGGTGAGCGCCGCACGTAGTAACGGCGTCGGCGAGGACGGGCTGATGGCGCTGCCTGGCGTGATCGCTCGACCTGATGCGACCTATACCCGCGATGGTGCAGCGGTGCTGGTGCGCCAACTGGACGATGGTCTGCTGTGCGTTGAGCTGCCGGCACCGACGGAGGGCCGGATTGATCTGCCGGCCCGGGCCTATCGCCTGAAGGGCGAGGCCGCCAAGCAGCTTGGCGCCGCGGGATGGGCGAAGGTGGACACGGGTGTTTGATTTTGAGGTTCGCGACGAAGGCATGGCCGTGGGCCTGGCGCGGGTGGCCGAGGGCTTGCGCAGCCCGCTGCCGCTGTTTCGGGATATTGCCGGCTTCCTTGAGAAAGAGACCGAAGACAACTTTGCCGCCCAAGGCCGCCCGGCGTGGCTGGGCCTATCGCCACGCACCCTCAAGCGCCGGGGCGCCGACGCGAAGATCCTGCAGGACACCGGCCGGTTGGCCGGGAGCATCGCTACCAGCTATGACCGCACCCATGCCACCGTGGGCACCAACGTGCGCTACGCAGCGATCCACCAGCTCGGCGGAACCATCCAGCGCGCGGCCTACAGCAAGCAGGTACGCCACCGCACCAACGCCAAGGGTGAGCTGATGCGCACCGACGGCTTCAACGGCAAGGGGCTGGTGTTTGCCAAGGGCCGCCACAAGCGGGCGTTGACCCGCTGGTTCGAGGTGCCGGCCCACGCCATCAGTATTCCCGCGCGGCCGTATCTCCCCTTTACGTCGGGCGGGGTGCTGCAGCCATCGACCCGCAGCGGTGTGATGACGCTCACCAATGACTATCTGGCATCCCTGGTCGGGCCCCGGCGCCAGTTTGCAAAATAGCCCCGTGGCGCGGTTTTGGGTGCTGGGTGGTACCATCGCACCACCGCAGGGGTGATCGTTCAACCTGCGGCCGAGTAACGGGGGAGTAACGCTATCCCCATTCGTGCCCCTCTGGCACGCGTCAGCCTGAATCGCGATTTCTCCCCCGCGCAAGATGTGGGGCATGAAGCGCAAGCCCCGAACCCTCCCCGCAGAACCCTTGGCTGTCGCTGCCTGCGCATTTGTGGGCAGCGAGGCGCGCCTGGCGCCGGCTGAGCGCATCCAGCTCTTCCCTGCCGGTGAGTTTCGCGCCATGGATGGCCGGCCGAAGGATGTGGCGGCCTGGCGCATGGACGCCGACATCGCCGCCCGCCTGGTTGCCGCGGCTGATGCGCGCAGCACCCCCTATGTCCTCGACTACGACCATGCCAGCCTCACCGCGGCCAGCACCGGCGCCCGTGCGCCGGCCGCCGCATGGTTCAAGAGGCTGGAGTGGGTCGATGGCGTGGGTCTGTTCGCCGTAGGCGTCGAATGGACCGCTGCCGCCGCCGAGATGGTGGCCGCGGGCGAGTACCGCTTTACCTCCCCCGTTTTCATCTACGACCCGGCGACCGGCGCCGTAGTCGCCCTCATCAACGCTGGCCTCACCAATAACCCCGCGCTCGACGGCCTCGCCGACGTGGCGCAGGTGGTGGCCGCGTCCCTGCTTTCCCCCGCAGCCCAACCCACCCAGGAGGACACCCAAGTGGAAGAACTCATCGAGCAGCTGCGCTGGCTGCTCAATCTGCCCGTCGGCGCCACCGTCGATGACATCAAGGGCCATCTTAAGAAGCTGATGGACCAGCTGGGCACCAACCCGACCGCGGCCGCCAGCTTCGACCTGGCGGGCCATGTTGCGGCGCTGGCGCACCGTGCTGCCCAGCCGGACCCGGCCGCATTCGTGCCGATCGCGGCGCACAAGGAGGTGGCCGACCAGCTCGCCGCCCTGTCGCACCAGGTGCAGGCCGACAAGGTGGGGGCGCTGGTCACGGCTGCTCTCTCCGACGCCCGCCTGCTGCCGGCCCAAGAAATCTGGGCGCGCGAGCTGGGCATGGCCGACATCCAGAAGCTCGAAGGCTTCCTGGCCACGGCGCAGCCCGTCGTGGCGCTCTCGCAGATGCAGACCACCGTCACCCCGCCGGCCGCGGCCGTCAAGCCCGGCGGCGACCCCGCCGCCGACCTCGCCACCGCCGCGCTCAGCTACCAGGCCGAGCAGGCCGGCAAGGGCGTCACCCTCACCACGGCCCAGGCCGTCCGCCACGTCGAAGCCACCCGGAGCAAGTAACCATGGCCAGCACCCTGCTTAACCGCAACTACACCGCCGGCGCCGCCATTGCGGCGTTCCGCATCGTTAAACCCGGCGCCGCCGATGGCGAGGTGGTGCAAGCCGCCGCTGCTACCGACGCGCTGATGGGCGTATGCGAATCCGTCGGCCCCGCCAGCGGCGAGCGCTGCGACATCGTCAAGGTGGGCATCGCCGACGTGGAGTTTGGCGGCACCGTCGCCCGTGGCGCCCCCGTGACGGCCGACGCCAACGGCAAGGCCGTGGCCCCTGCCCCGGCGGCCGGCAGCAACGTCCGCATCATCGGCTTTGCCGAAGTGTCCGCCGTCGCCGGCGACATTGCCCCCGTCCTCATCGCGCCCGGCGTGATGCAGGGCTAAACCAGGCCAACCAGGAGCCCCACCACCATGAATCTCACCCGCAACCAGCTCGGCGTCTTCTTCGCCATCGCCGCCCTCTACGCCGTGGGCCTCGCCTTTGGCCTGTGGCACTTCGACACCGCCCACCTGGGCGTGATGGCGATCGGCATCGTGCGGCCCTTTCCGATCAACCCCACCCTCACGGCGATCGCCATCGCCTACCGCAACCCCGACATTGCCCTGATCGCCGACGACGTGCTGCCCCGCACGCCCACCGACCAGGAGTTCAAATGGCTGCAGTACGACCTGGCCCAGGGATTCACCATCCCCGACACCCGCGTGGGCCGCAAGTCCGCCCCGAACGAGGTGGATTTCAGCGCCACTGAGATGAATGACAAGGTGGTCGATTATGGTTTGGATGACCTCGTGCCGAACGAGGATATCCAGGCCGACAACCAGGGCGTCGACCCGCTGGGCACCGCCACGGCCTACCTGACCAACCTCGTCAACCTCGGCCGCGAGAAGCGCGTGGCCGACCTGGTGTTCGCCGCGGGCAGCTATGCGGCCGCCAATGTGCTGCCGCTCTCCGGCTCCAGCCAGTGGAGCGATCCCACCTCCGACCCCGTCGCCGGCATTGGTGACGCGCTGGACATCCCGGTGATGCGCCCGAACATCGCCGTCTTCGGCCAGCAGACCTGGACCAAGCTGCGCCGCAACCCGAAGATCGTCAATGCCATCAAGGGCGGCACCACGACAGCCGGCATGGTGAGCCGTCAAGAGTTTGCCGAGCTGTTCGAGCTGCAGCAGGTGCTGGTGGGCGCCGGCTTTGCCAACACCGCCAAGCGTGGCCAGGCCGTGGCGCTGCAACGGGTGTGGGGCAAGCACGCCGCCTTCATCTACCGCGATCGTGCTGCCGGCCCGCAGGCTGGGGTGACCTTCGGCTTTACCGCCGCCTGGGGCAACAAGATCGCCGGCACGCTGGATGAGCCCCGGATCGGCCTCACCGGCTCCCAGCGCGTGCGCTCCGGCGAGCGCGTCAAGGAAATCGTCTGCGCGAAGGACGTGGGCTTCCTGTTCCAGAACGCCGTGTCCTGATTCCCCTCGCCGCAGTAGATCGCCGGCCGGGGTCGCCCGGCCGGCACTGAAGGAGCCCACATGAACGCCCCGAAGAAACGCCCATCGGCCGAAAAAAAGGCGGCCCCAGGCCCCGCTGAGGTCACGGCCGCAGCGGAGACCGTTAATTCAGCCCCGCAAACAGCCGCCCCCGCGCCCGGGGTAACGGTTGCAGGCACGGTTGACACCCGCCCCGACGACGTGCACCCGGGCGAAGTCATTTCGGCGCCGGCTGAGGCCCAGCTCGAAGCCGCAGCACTCGCTCTGGCGACTGAGGCCCCGGAGGCCACCGCAGGCCCTGCTCCCGAAGCCCCTGCCGCGCTCCAAGGCAATGCCCGCGCCCTGCGCCGCGTCGAGCACGATGGCAAGGTTTACGGGCCGGGGGAGCCTGCTGGCGATGTGCTCAAGCTCAGCGCGGCTCAGTTGGCCAGCCTTGAGCCTACCGGCGCCATCGAAACCCTTTAAGCCCTGGAGCCGTCATGCCTATATCCCGTTACGTCGCTTTGCGCACCGTCGAGCATTCCGGCCAGGATTTCCCGCCCGGAACCCCGATGGCCTTGTCTGATGCTTACGCAGCTCCGCTGCTTGCTATCCAGGCTATCGAGCCGCAGGATGGCTCGCTCCCCGCCATGCCTGCAGTTGTGGGGGATGTGGTGCGAGACAGCATCGATACGGCATCCGGCGGCCCCGCGGAGGTCGCCCTAAAGGCTCGAATGTCGGATGGGGTGGTTGGAATTTTGGACCCCCGCGACGGGACCCCGCTGACGC